TAGACCATTGCTTATATGTAAGAGGTTTAATATGTACTGTTAATCCTTTGATATCAAAACTCTGTTGAGGTTGTTTTTGTGAAAACCCGTCTAATAAGATATTTAAATTAAGAGTTGACTGAGTGTCATGTTTACAATACGGACACGGTGTTTCAATATCCATACCTTCACCGTAAGTTGCGATTCTAATCGCAATTAGTAAAAAGTCAAGATCGTATGTTGGCATTGCCCACGCATCTTTAATTGCAGGAACACAACTTTCGATAACTTTTGCTGTTGACTCTCCGCTAAACAACGCATCAGGAGTTTTAATAAGTATTTCGTCCATTGCCGTCATTCCGAATACAGGAATGTTAGATGAACTTTCTAAAGTACCTGGTTGCCAAAAATGTCCTTGACACGGCAAGTCGACAAACACTTTAGGCTGTCTTTTGAACTGATTTAGAAAACTACTCATATTTTTATCCTTGGTAAATACATATAGCATATTTATAGTCTATAATATGAGTATTTAAAAGGTCTTGGCTGTGGAAGAAGAACAGGTACAACAAATTATTAATGCACTTGATAGAGTAGCAAAAGAAACAACACTTGCTGCTATGGCAGGTTCGTTAGGCACTGAAATAGGTCGATCTATTAGTAACAATATGAATGAAAGTAATGATAACTTTCAAAATGATATTGGTGCCTCGTTATCAGGTGCTTTAGATCAAGCATCGTCTGCGTTAACTGGGGCCTTAGGTGCAACAACATCAGCACTTGTAGGTGCAGGAGGAATGCTTACTTCTGGAAATGCTCGTCTTAGTGACGGGTTTGATGTTCTTGAAAAATCTTTAGGCGGCTCTGGAAATATTCTTTCAAGAACATTCCAAAGTATGGGAATGAGCGGAAAGGCAGTTGCTGAATATCTCGAAGGAAGTGTTGATGCGTTTAGAGATTTAAGTTCAGTAGGTGCGGGTGCAGCAGGTAATTTAAATGCATTAAGAGAACAAGCAGCCGCAGCAAGAATTAGCTTTGACGATTTTAATAAAATTATATCTGAGAACACAGAGAGTTTGGCAGGTTTTGCTGGCGGAGTAGTTGCTGGTAGACAACAATTTGCTGCATTATCGAGGACATTATTTGAATTTGACGAAGGTGCCAACGTTCAATCATTGTATAACTTAGGTTATTCTTTTGAAGAAATGAACGAGTTACTTGCAGATAATATTGCACTAACACGTAGACGTGAATTACTTACTGAACAGCAAAGAATTGCTGCTGTTGAAAGTGCTACAGCGTTAGCAAAGCAACAGGACTTGTTAGCAAAATTAACAGGTAAAAATGTAGATACAATTAGAGACGAAGCAAGAGCAAGACTTCAAGAAGGCGCTACAAACGCTAAAATACGTTTACTCGAAAGATCGGGTGTTGAAGGAGCAGCTGAAGCATTTACTGCTGCACAAACAGAATTAGCAGCATCTCCTGAAGTTGTTAGAAATTTATTAAGTCAAGTTACACAACTTGGAGTTCCATTAGATGAAGAAACAAAAGCATACGCAGCACTCAACAGTAATACTTACGCTTTAGTTGAACAACTTGCAGGAATAATGCAAGACGATGCGTTAAGCGCATCTGAAAGAAGGCGTCAAGCAGAAGCACTTGCACAAGAAATTAATGCTACGCAAGCAGCAGAAGCAGATAGTATTACTAACCTTTCAGTAGCAACATTAGGTAATGTAAGTGATATAGCAAGGGTTCAAGCTGATGCACTTGAAGAAACAGGTATGTTAATTGATAACTTACGTCAAAACTTAACAGAATTAGATACAGAAACAGGCGAAACAGTAACAATTTTTAGTTCCTTTAATGATAGTCTTGCAGCTATTATGACAGATCTTCAAGCTAATCAAGATGCACAAGTTACTGACGGAAATGCATTGCTTAACGCAGCAAGGGAAGCAGACATCTTTTTAAGAAATGCAAGTAGTTCGTTTAATACTGAATTATCACAATTATTTGAAAGACCAGAAGTATTAGCAGGTTTAAATGAAATATCACAAGCAATTGCAGATGCTAATGACCCAAGTGCGCTAAATGCAGCTATTGAATCAGCATCTGAATTAATTATACGAAGCGATAATATTCAGTCAAGAATCGAAACACTATTAGATAATCCAGGAAACTTTGGTCTTGACGATGCAGATGTTACAGCATTACAAAATGCATTAACACAAATAGAAGAAGCAATGTCTGTTATAAATGACCCTACTGCAAGTGGAGACGAAGTGTCGGCTGCACAGAACTTAATTGCAGAAGTAACAGGTGACGTAAGTATTGTAGGTGTTACTGGTACAGCAAGAACAGCATTTCAAGAATTAGGTAGTGTAAATTCTGAAGCACTTACTGATGCTGTTAGACAGGGTATTGTAGATGGCAATATCGAATCTAATGAAATAACAAGAGATATACTCGAAGGTTCCGAAGAAGACGCAGGGTTTATAGCGGGATTAAAAAATCTGTTTGGATTTAACGAAGGTACACTTGGAGAAACTGGAGAGCTATTTAGAAACTTCGGTGCAGGAACTCCTGCTATGCTACATGGAGAAGAAGCAGTTATTCCAAGAGATTCAATAGAAGGTGATATACTTGCTGCATTTCATAATGGAGAATTTCCGAGTCTTATGCAAGGCACTGTAAATTTAACAAATAGTTTACCTTCTATAGCAGATACAAATTCTATTTCGTCAAACTTATCAGGATTGTTTAATTCTATTCAAGATAAGATTGAAACAGTAAGTAGTACAAATTTTGATCCAATAGTTAGATCTATTCAAGATTTAGTGAATAATTTACAAAATAATTTACCTGAAACTTCTGGAACACAAACTTCTCAATATGGTTCTCAAGGAGCCAATCAAGAGGTAATTAGACGCTTAGAAGAGTTAAATACTACTATGCAAATGGCTGTGGCACACTTAGCTCAAAATAATACTTACGGAAGACAAAGTGTAAGAGCACAACAGGCAATGACAAATGACCTCTATAGAGGTATAGGAACAGGGCTATAGGAAAATAAATGAGTTGGAAAAAATATTTTACACCAGTACCAACTGGATCTGAAAGCGGAACATATAGTCCATTTAGTGGTATGGCAAACAGCCCAGGCCCAGCACGTACTAACTATAGTTCATACTTACCCGATGTATATGTAGGAGCGCCTAATCGTATAGATAGATATAGTCAATACGAGACAATGGATCAGGACTCGGAAGTAAATGCTGCACTTGACATTCTTGCTGAATTTTGTACTCAAAAAGACGACGAAACAGATTTACCTTTTAGATTAAAATTTAAAAGGAAAGGTACAAATACTGAAATATCTCTTATACATCAATACTTACTACAATGGTGTAAACTACAAAATTTTGATACAAGAATTTTTAGAATTTTAAGAAATGTTTTTAAATATGGAGATGCATTTTTTATTAAAGATCCTGAAACTAAAAAATGGTTTTATGTTGATCCATCTAAAGTAACAAAAATTATTGTAAACGAAAGTGAAGGCAAAAAACCTGAGCAATATTTTATAAAAGATATAAATTTAAATTTTGAAAATCTTGTTGCAACTAAATTAAATATAACAAATACAAATGGTGCTGGATCAGGATATACGTCAGGTGGTATGGTTGGTAGTAATCCAGACCCATCGGCATCAACATCGTCGAGATTTCAACAAGGTGATAATGAATTTGCTATTGATGCTGAAAATGTAATACATTTAAGCATGAGCGAAGGATTAGATAATAACTATCCTTTTGGCAACAGTCTATTAGAAACTATTTTTAAAGTTTACAAGCAGAAGGAACTGCTTGAAGATGCGATAATCATTTATCGTGTCCAACGTGCGCCAGAGCGCAGAGTATTCTACGTTGATGTGGGCAACATGCCTTCGCACCTTGCTATGCAGTTTGTGGAGCGTGTTAAGACGGAAATACACCAAAGACGTATCCCATCCGCGACAGG